GACTAGCCAGTTAGAGTTTGATTTGAATTTTGATACAGAAGATACATCACCTCTGGATAATGATTTTTAAGGATAGATCAATGAATAACAGAACACCTTATGCAGTTAGAAGGTTGAGGGATGAATATGTTATTATTGGCAAAATTGTATCAACCGATGATTATCTAAAATGGAGTCGTTGGGAGTTCATGAATGCTGTGATGAAAGAGGCAAGAGGACATTTTAATCCAGATCGTGCTTCTAGCCTTTATGATATATTAATGAGAGATGCAGGTCTAAGACCGATTGAAAATAATTAAAAATAATGATAGTGATATGATACAATATACTAGACCTCCTTATCCTAGGATCGATGATATAATTAAAGAAGCACAAAAGTTAATGTATGATGCAATATGGGAAGAAGATCAAAAGCAAATTGATCGTCTGACAGCTGAAATAAATAGTTTAAATCAGTTGATTAAATACGGTGAAACATATATCATACCATTCTAAGGACCTGTAGCTCAATGGTCAGAGCCATTCGCTCATAACGGATTGGTTGTAGGTTCGAATCCTACCGGGTCCACCAAAGGTTTATAACATGTACAAAGTGACAGTTAAAAGAGGTGCAAAGATTGTCGAGCAGAAATGCTTCGGCAATCTTTTGTTGGCTACTATGCATTTTGACTTCCTTGCAGTAAGATATATCGAAGAAAAAATGGATTGGAAGGTCAAGATATTTTTGAAAGAAAATAAAAATATCTTAAGATCTTGTTGACATTAATAGCAACATGTGCTATATTAATTATATGATGGAAACAGTGGAGAATACAATGAGCTCGATCTATTCTAAGGCTACTGGTTATAACTTCGTAGTTGAGTTTGAGAAGTTGCTGACAAACGGCATCCTGAACGGACTAACGATCAAGGATCGCCTGCACTTTATCTCTGAGAAGGATGCCAAGCGTTGGGTGCGTGATGTTCAGATGTTTGATCAGAATGCACGCTATATTAATCTGGAAGTCAAGGAGGCAGCATGATGATTAAACTCTATAAGTGGTTCTCTCTTAATTTTGGTCTGATAGGAGCTATCTCAACGCTGCCCATCTTTATCACGGCAGGTATATACGGCGATTATAATGAACTCATCCAGCAATCTATGATCTTGGTGCTCTTTGGGTTGATCTATACACAGCAGCTTGAGATCCAATCACTGCAGTTTGTGATCCGAACACATCAATTTTTGAACCAGGATCTAAAAGATCGCCTTATCCGCCGATGGACTGAGTCGCTCGGTATCCCTTATGCAAAGGATAAGACAAATGAAGCTAATTGAATACAAAGATGCTCATATGAAAGATTCTATATACCTTTGGATCTCAGAGGATGGCAAGACTCTTTCTCCATATTTTGATACAAAGAAGAAAGCAGAAAAATGGCTGGATCGAGTGATGGTAGAGATCAGGAAAAAGATAAAAAAGTAATCTGGATCTTTAGGTTTAAAAATACGACGAAATCTTGCATAATTGCTGCTAAGACAGAATCTGAAGCAAGGCACCTTGTATCTGTAGAATATCCTGATAGGCAGATAGAAAGCGCGCTGATATTTAAGGGGTATGATTTATGAAATTATTTTTAGTAGATGCAGTATCTTCGTTCCGTAATTCTTATGTGGTTCGTTGCAAAGATGGTGTTCATGCAGCTGATACAGTCACCCTGAATGAAGCAGATGAATGGAGCCAAGAATGGCTAGGTGAATCTATCTCTAGAGTCAGAGAGATCACTGAGGAAGAGTATCTAGTGTTATTTGATAAGGACAATGATTATCTTAAGGATTGGGATGAAGAGAAAAAGAAATCCCTGATCCATACTGTCAATTACGACGATCTAGAACCAGGGATTAATCCTATAGCAGATGGGAAGGCGGAGATTTAACTCCGCCTTTTTTATTTACTGACGTAAGCGCTTGCTCCAAAGAATGTTGCTACTACACCTGCCTGAGCAATATAGAACATCTGTAGCAGGCTGCTTAAGGCATTCAATCTTTCGATTGGTAGTATGGGGAGAAATAAGAATCCAGTGAAGAGAACCATACTACCCATGGCGATCCATGCCATTCTTCTGAGTTGGTCCTCTTTGGCGTCTTTGTTTTCGAGATCGATAAGTCTCTGAGTCTTTTCGAATTCATTATCAGAAACTGTTCCATCGCCGTCAATGTCCAATGTCGCATACTTAGATCCTTTTTCTAATACCTTCTGTGTCATTGTCAGCTCTTATCGCTATTGCCATAGAAGAATCCTATCACAGTAGCAACTGCTGTACCAAGCAAGAATCCTAAGATGATATCAGCAAAATGCTGGCTGCCTTCTGGCACGTTTAAGAAAGTGACACAGAAGAAATATAAGGTTGAGGAGATAGCCCAAAACCACGAGTAGTAATATATAAAATGTGCTGCTATTTTATCACCAGATGTTAAAGCTTCTTTTGCTTGAATCCTTGCATCACTGATTTCTTTTTGTTCCAATTCATTTATCTTAGCCATGTTATTCTCCCATTCCAATTTTATCTTTTGCAAATCCAATAAGCGCATCTGATACCTCTGAGCTGATACCGACTACACCCGTTACTAAAGCACCAATTATCAAACCTATTATCAACACACTATTAATTATCGATAATACAGAGACAAATCCTAGATTCGTCTCGATCCCCTTTAAAGTTTCTGTCAGTATCTCTACCTTTTCGATCTCGTTCTTTTTTCGATAGTTTAATAGCCAAGGATGAAATTCAGAATCTTCATCGGGTTCTTTGATCTCATCTTCAGCCATAACTTCCTATTATTTCATCAACATCAAGGCTGCAACGCCGCCAGCAATACCTATCAACACCACTAATATCACAACTGCCATCACCACTTGCTTTGTGTTTTCTGCTTCTATCTCTCGGTTGCGTGCTTCTAGAGCAGCACGTGCTTTTGCCTTCTTATATGCTTCTCTCTGAGCAGGATTCATCTTAGCAATCCTATCACGCTCTTGCTCAGCAGCTATCTCTTGCATCGCCTGCTTACGAAGCAACGCATTATTCTTTGCTATATCGTTATTGATCTGCACTAGTTCGTTGCGTGCTTTTGTAGCAATGTTTTTAGCTTTGACCTTTTTCATGTCATCAGCTATGCCGAATACGCTATCGGTAACTGCTTCGCCCCAGGCCTTGCCTAGGTTAGCTGCTTCTTTTGGGTCTGTAGGTATCATTCGAATTCCTCTTTACATTAAATTTTTTAATAAAAACATTGTAAAAAGAAGTTCAAATCATTTGTTCTTGTATTTATTGATTTCCGATATTTGTCTCGTTAAAAGAACCAAAAATCCTTTAGAATCATACACTGTAAAGTATATCTTACCATCTTTATAGGAATTTTCGTATATCTTATACACTGAAGCTCTTACCGCATCCACAAGATGATGCTTCATTAGGGTTCTTGAATACCAGAGCAGCAGATCCTAATTTCTGTTCATAGTCAAGGACTGTACCTATCACATACATCAGGCTCATCCCATCGACAACTAACTTCTTGTCATCGCTCAGATCTATCACACCATCGAAAGGTTTGATAGCTTCATCTAAGAAATTATAATCATAACTAAATCCTGCACAACCTCCGCCTTTGACTTGTATCTTGATACCATCCTTGTTTGCTGATAAACAAGAATCTAATAGATACTTCTTGGCATTTGCTGTCAATGTCACAGGTTCATTGGTCATAACTCGTCCATTCTTCTGCAAGGATCGCTGCCTTCTGGAACAGATCAGGATTGTTCTTGCCCCAGACTCTCATTATGACAGCTGCCTTTGCGTTTGCTTCGTTCTCGTGTTCGCTTCCATCCTCGCCGCTGTCATGCCTGAGCACCTGGTCCATGTCTTGCTTGTAATGGACGAGCTCATGTGCTAGAGTCCTCATGACATCCATCACATGGCGATTTCCGACGCTGATCTCGATCTTGCCCTGTCCGACCAGATACCCACCGAAGCTCTTGCGGTCGCTTGCAACCTTAGGATCTTTGATCAGCGTGATTTTAGGATGATTCTTGATGCCCAGTTGGTCGCTAGCAAAATTGACAAAGCTCTTTATGATCTTTGCGGTATTGTCTGATTCTTCTTCTTTTATGAAATCTTTAAAACTGATCATGTGTTTGCTTTCAAAAAATATATTTTATTCTCTTGACATTCATACCGATATACATTATATATATTTATGTAGCTGCCTAACGGAGCTATATTTCCACAATCAACCTTGCTTTAACAGGAGGTCTATATGACTACTTTTGACTTTAATAAGTTCTTTGACGTTGCTTTTCCTGCAGAAAAATTCGGAAGGCATTTCGTAGGTTATGATGGTGTCATCAAGAAGTTTCAAGAAGCTTCTGAGACGATGGCCAAAGTTATTCCCAATTATCCACCATACAACATCGTCAAGGTAGACGATAATAAGTTTGTTATCGAGATGGCAGTCGCTGGTTTCGGTAAACAAAATCTCGACATCACTATCCAGGATGGCACGCTAACGATTGCTGGCCATACTAATGTAGATCTAGAAAATGAACAGCTTGAGTCTGCATATATCTACAAGGGTATTGCTGATCGTCCGTTCACTCGTACATTCTCTATTGCAGATTCAGTAGAGATCAAAAATGCAGATCTTATCAATGGTATGTTGAAGATTTGGCTCGAAGCAATCATTCCTGATTCTAAGAAGCCTAAGAAGGTTGATATCAACGAACCTTCTTCTCCAACTGTGAAAACAGAAAAGAGCTTTTTAGCAGAAGGGAGCAAATGATATGTCAGATATAATAGAAAACTTTGTAAAATGGTATTCCAAGAGGATTAAAGAATCAAACACTCGTAAAGAACTGTCATTTCTTTCAGATAAAGAGCTATCTGATATCGGCATTTCTCGCTGTGATATCGACCGTGTTGCTAAAGGAGGCACACGAAGATGGTGAGTCCTGGTTGGCCAGATATCAGAGAGAAGTGACATTTATTATCAATGAAGGTTCCGAATAATACGCAAGGGGGATTGATTTCCCCCTTGACATTTTTGTATTATGATGTTAGGATTTGAGTATGAAATTTTATACAAACGTTTTTCTTTATCGGAATGAAGTATACCTTCGCGGCTATGAGAATGGCAAGCGAGTAAAGGAGATCATCCCGTATCGTCCATATCTATTCATACCTTCCAAGACAGAAGATAATGTATATAAGAATCTACAAGGAAAGAGCGTAGATAAGATCGAGTTTGAATCTGTATATCAAGCGAGAGATTTTATCAAGAGATATGAGAACGTAGAAGGATTCGAAGTTTACGGATTGACTAGTTTCTTATATACCTACATCAACGATGCTTATCCCGGTGAGGTCGCATATGATCCTAAGACCATTTCTATCGTCAATATCGATATCGAAGTCGCTGCTGACGAGGGTTTCCCGAACATCGAGACAGCAGACAAAGAGATCACTGCCATCACCATGAAGAAGGGTGATGTATACGCAGTCCTGGGTTGCGGCGTGTTTGATGTGTCTAAGCTGCCTGATGATGTCCGATCTAAAGTGAAATATCTGAAGTGCAAAGATGAGTCAGAGCTTCTGTTGAAGTTCTTAGACCTCTGGCGCTCTGATTGGTTATCTCCAGATGTCGTCACAGGATGGAACATCGAGTTCTTCGATATCCCATACATCGTAAATCGTATCACTCGCATCCTTGGCGCAGAGATGGCAAAGAAGCTCTCGCCATGGGGGATGCTAGAAAAGAGACAGATCACTATCGGCGGGCGTAGCAAAGACGTCTATGTACCTCAAGGGATCTCGACCTTAGATTACATGGGATTGTATAGGAAGTTCTCTTTCACTATGCAAGAATCATATCGCCTAGATCATATCGCTCATGTAGAGCTAGGTGAGCGCAAGATGGATTATTCCGAGTTTGATTCTCTCTTTGACTTATACAAGAAGGACTATCAGAAGTTCATCGAGTACAACATCCGAGACGTCGATCTCGTTGACAAGTTAGAAGATAAGCTCAAGTTCATCGAGCAAGTGTTTGCTATCGCATATGACGGCAAAGTCAACTATCAAGATGCTTTCACTTCGGTCCGAATGTGGGATGTTATCATACATAACTATCTGCTAGATCAGAGGATCGTCATTCCTCAGAGCAAGCACACTGAAAAGAAAGGTCATATCATCGGCGGGTTCGTCAAGGATCCTATCGAAGGTATGCACAACTGGGTCATATCTTTCGACTTGAACTCGCTGTATCCACACCTGATCATGCAGTATAATATCTCTCCTGAGACATATTTTGGCACATTGAATCTCGAGGGTGAGGATGCTGTAGATAAGATCTTAGACGGATATCTAGATAAATTTAGGGATGATATCACGTCTAACAATGTCGCTTGTACAGGTTCTGGGATCCTCTTCAAGAAAGATAAGCAAGGATTCCTCCCGCGCCTCATGCAGAAGATGTATGATGATCGTGTCATCTATAAGAACAGGATGATCGAAGCGAAGAAAGCGAACGAGTTAGATCCTTCATATGAGCATGAGAAGGTCATCGCTCAAAATCATAACCTTCAGCTCGCAAAGAAGATCCAGCTCAACTCAGCATACGGCGCATTGTCTAACGAATATTTCCGCTGGTTCGATGATAAGTTAGCAGAAGCGATCACGCTCTCAGGACAGCTCTCGATCAAGTGGATCGAGCGTGAGATGAACAAGTATCTGAATAAACTATTTAAGACGAAGAGGATAGATTATGTCTTGGCATGCGATACGGATTCTATGTACATTACGCTTGAGCGTCTGGTCAGTCAATGCGGCCTTGAGGGCAAACCTACTGAGGAAATCGTCAAATTCCTTGACCGAGTGTGTGAGGATCGACTTGAACCTTTTATTGAGCACTGTTACGGACAGCTTGGCGAATATGTTAATGCCTACGAACAAAAGATGAAGATGAAGCGTGAAGCGA